TAGTATTACCCCGTGCCGGGATCAGAGACATTTGACTAAATATTGACTTGGAATAATAGCCCTTGGATTAGATGACACGTGGACGCTCAGGATCTGTGATGCTAGTGAAGCGCTTAAGCTGAACGAATCTGACGGAAGAGCGGACATACGCACATGGATTATGGCCCACATGTCTAAAGTGTATCTCTTTACAGCTATATTGATGTGACGTAAGATGCTTTACTTCGCTTCGAAGTAAAGTAGGAAATTGCTCGCTAAGTTATTCTTTTCTGAAAGAAATTAATTTAATTCTAATTAAATTAAATGAGTGGCTATAAATAGTGTCGATGCTGCCTCACATCGTATTCTTCTTCGCATCGTCTGTTCTGGTTTTAAGCGATGGTCAGTTTTAGTTTTCCTGAGATATACGATGTGAGCGACGATGTTCTTGTAAGCGATAGCAGAAGAAGTGTAGCTGTTGAGGTCGAAGAGAAGGTTCAAGTGATTAACGTGAAGGTACTGAGGTTGATTGAAGCTGTTGATGAAGATAGAGTTGGAGTGAAGGTTATGTTTCGTCTGTGTTACAGATACAGACGAGAACTGAAGATTACGTTGTTGGGTTGTAAGATGGAGCTATGGACTTCGTTGAAGTCTTCAGGCAAGTATTCAGTTCAATCTTTGTTGCAGAGGAAGCTTAATGGTATATGTGTTAGTAATTACTGTATAGGTATTGATATGTTTGTAAGTAATGTTAAAGAGTTGATTAATAGATGTAAATGGATTACATCTGTTCAAGGTGTTAATCCTATATGTTGTTTGTATCATATGGACGAAGAGTAATTAATAGTAATTATGATTAATTATGAGATAAGAGTTGTTATTAATGCTTATGAGGAATAAAGAATGATTAATATTGTTTAATTTTATTCGCGAAGCGGTGTGTTATGTTTTTGTTGGAGACATCACGTGACTCTCACGTGATGTCTCCGCGACAGGCTGGCACGGGGCT